AAAAAATAGGCAGAAAGATGTTAAATACATTTTAGGGGTTGACAAGTTTCGTAAAATCGGTTATAATTATAGTATAACAAGAACACTTAAAGTGATATCACTTACAAATGTCTTTTACTATAATATATAATATCACTTAAATGCATATTACTTTACCTTGTTAAATACACTTACAATGTATCACTTATAATGATACCTTTGTACTGGTAAAATACGTGCAAATAAAAAAAGTCCTTGACAATGGCGAAGAAATCAGTAAAACTATACACAGACAATGTACTTGATGCATTCTATGAAGCAATACGTACAAACACATTAGACCGCTTACATATACCTCACAGTGATGTATTTTACGTGCGACAGGCAGTTGAGGCACATTATGGGCGGTCATTCTCGTTGAAACATGTAGAAGATGCTATGAGAGCAGAGGGCTGGAAAGAGCCGAATGAGTTATGACTTTTACCGCAATGATAATTGCATGTCACGTAGCTAACAATGCAATGTGCATGACAATTACAGATAATCGTGGTCCATACAAAACCTCAGAAAGATGCGAGGAACGTATAGAAGAAATGATTGGAGACCTGATTAGCCTATGGACGTATACACGTACTCCTATGGTATTTAAGTGGACAGGTTGTCTTGACCCATTTGAGCAAAGTAAAGGTACATCTACCTAATGGCTATACCTGAACGTGTAAAGAACAAGATGAAGGAAGAAGGCTTGTCAGGTGTGAACAAGCCAAAGCGTACTCCCAAGCATCCAACCAAGTCACATGCAGTGATGGCATCGGAAGGTGGGAAGTACAAATTTATTCGCTTTGGTCAACAAGGCGTAAAGGGTGCTGGTAAAAGTCCTACCACAGCGAAGGACAAGGCACGTAAGAAGTCGTATTATGCTAGACATAATGCACAGGGCAAACCAACGACCAAGCTATCCGCAAAGTATTGGTCACATAAAGTGAAGTGGTAGGAGACTAACCAATGGCTAAAGAGAAAAGTAAGATGACTCCTAAAGAGCGTAGGGAACAACTAATTAAAGACCGTGCTGCACGTTTGAAGAGAGATGCAGCAAAGCAAGGTATCACACCTGCAGAACTTGCAAAGAAAAAGAGAGACACGTATGTAAAGGTAGTAGGTGGTGCAGCATCTATGCTTCCTATAACACGTATTATTTCTCTTGCTGGTAAAGGTGTAAAGGCTCTGACCGCAGGTGCTAAAACAACTAAAGCTGCTACAAAGACAACAAAGGCAGCATCCAAAGCAAAGACAGCTACAAAGAAACCTGCAGCTAAAAAACAAACTGCGGCTAAAAAGCCAGCAGCTAAACCTACATCTAAAGCGGCACAAAAAACTGCAGCAGCTAAACGTACAATGACCAAAGCTGAAGCAGCAGGTCGTGCAGTAGCGGCAGGTGCAGCAAGAACAAAGGGTGCGGCAACCAGTGCTGCTTCTAAAACACGTGCAGCAGCAAACAGGATGAAGTCACGTGCAACTGCAGCAGCCAAGAAGCCGGGTGTAGGACAGAGAGCAAGAAATGCAATTCTGGGTGGTGCAGTTACATCTGCAGCACTTAATGTGGCAGACCAATCTCGTAAGTCAGGTGCATCACAAGCAAGCACAAGCAAAGCAACTGTAACAGGTCCAAAGTCTCGTCCAAAGCGTAGAACAGGTATGAGTGAAGGTAACACTGTAGCTGGTTCATCAGGTAGAAAGCCAAGTAGGAATGCACCTAACTTTGGTTTAGGTAAAATGAGAAAAACAGAGGGTAGTTCTGGCAAGCCACAAGCAAGACGTAAAGCACTTGATAAAATGAAAGGGCCATTAGCTAGTGCTAGAAAAGAATACCCCGTAACTGGACCAAAGAAAAAAACTGAGACCAAACCAGCAATACCAGCAGGTGCAAAGCCGTTTAGAGGTTCTTATAATAAGAAAACAGAAAAGCTGAAGAACATTGGTGGCAAGACATACGTATTAAAGAGGTAGCTATGAACGCAGGTGAAAGAGCAAATCTTCAGGAAGCTGTCAGAGTATCTCGTGACCCTAACGCTACAAAAGAACAGGTGCAGGAAGCAGGTAGAGTGCAACGGGAACTTCGTAAGAAGTATCCTGACACCTACGGTGCTATTCGTGGTGAGATGTTTGAAAATGTAGCAAACATGTCTGAGGGTGGTGACGCAAAAAAGAAGCGTAAAAAAGTGCCAGCTATAGCTATTAGCATTGGCATGGTGGACGCACCTAAGAATGGCAAAGGTAAAGCTGCTATGATGCGTGGCGGCATGGCAAATAAAAAGGTACACATGTATGCTGGTGGTGGAGATGTAACGGATAACTTAAAACCACTTCCTAAAGGACCAAAAGGTAAAGGTGTAAGAAACCTTCCTGCTTCTGTACAAATGAATATGGGCTTTAAGCCAAATAGCTAATGCATCCCGTAGAAGCTGACATCCGAAAATGGTCTCACGAGTTTCTTGAAGTACCCAGCAAGATGCTAAACGGGCTACCGCCCTGCCCATATGCCAAGCAAGCATGGCTTGATAACAAAGTTGTATTCAGTATCAATACAGGCATAGATGGTTTAGCAAAAGAAGTTGCAGACTTTGACCAGCATGAGTATGACATTGTTATATGGGCAAGTGAACATCTACCTGTCATGGAATATTTAGACGGGTACTGTGATGGCATAAACGAAGCCATGTCCATTGCAGGTAGAGATATGCACCTGATGGTGTTTCATCCAGACTACGATGCAAATGAAGCAGGTCTGGATTTCTTAGTAGATGATGTTACAGATGAAGACCTAGATTATTGCATGGTCTTTGTACAGAGATTGTCCACACTGGATGATGCATCATTGAGTTTAGAAAAGTCAGGATACTACCAGCACTTTCCTGACGATGTATATGAGTCACTCGTGCTGGATAGACGGAGACTTCGCAATGGCTAATGTTACTGGGCCAAAGTCAAGGCCAAAAAATAAAAAGACAGCACAGGCAAAAGCTGACTTTAATAAAGCTGTTCGGGTAGTTTCTAAATCCTTGGGATTACCTGCTGCAGCTTTTAAAGGCAAAGAAGCACTTGCTTCAGCAGTGCAATCTTTGTTAAATGAACGGGATAGAATGAATAGAGGTGGTATGATGGTTGGCAAAACAAAAATGGCTAAAAAGAAAATGATGCGTGGCGGCATGGCAAAAAAGAAAATGCGTGGCGGTGGCATGGCTAAGATGGCGCAGAAGAAAATGATGCGTGGTGGAATGGCTAAGAAAAAGATGATGCGTGGTGGCGCAGTTAAGAAGAAGTAATGGCTAAGTTCTACAGCACAGAAAAACTAATAAAGCCTAAAACTAAACGTAGACCGGGTGTGCATAAAAAGAATGTCAATAAACGTAACAAACCTAAAACGTACTTTGGTTAGACACCTTGGATTGGCTTTGCTCAAAATGGGCAAGCCTTTCACTTCTGTGGGCAACTGGTTTTGGCGTAAACATAGAACTGTGTTAGGTTGGAATGACTAATGCCTGTACTTGCTTCTGGTTCAAAGTTTGTGACACATGCTACTGCTCTTACAGGCACAAGTGATACAGACTGCTACGTTGTACCTAAGAACTTTTCATCTCACGTAGAACATTTGATGATTGCTAATAATGATTCTAGCAATCGTAACTACACACTTAAATATTATGAGAAAGATGCAAACACTACACATACACTTGTATCTAGTCACGCAGTATCTGGTGCGTCAATAGAATCTGTGTTTACAGTAGACAAACCTTTATATATTCATGCTGAAGATAAAATCATAGTAGCCGCAACAACAGGAAATACACTAACTGTGGTTATAGCCGCAGAAGAGTTCTATGACCCGAATAGGTAATAACTATGGCAACACGTAAAGCACCAAAGAAACCTGCTAAAAAGAAAAGCACTGTAAACAAGGCAGGTAACTACACCAAGCCTGAAATGCGAAAGCGTTTGTTTAACAGAATTAAAGCAGGTAAAAAGGGAGGGAAGCCGGGTCAGTGGTCAGCTAGAAAAGCGCAGTTGCTTGCCCTTGAGTACAAAAAAGCAGGTGGCGGTTATAAAAGCTAATGGCTGCAAAACTGAACGAGAACACTGAGGTTGCGTTACCCCTTCGCAACATTATCAGCATGGTTGCTGCAGCCTCACGCGCAACGTGGGCATACTTTGGTATCATAGAGCGTCTTAATCAGATAGAAACAAACATCACAATGATGGAGTCTGACTTAGGACAGAATACTGAGTTTCGTATTAAGTGGCCTCGTGGCGAGATGGGCAGTCTACCTGCCGACAGTGAACAGTTCATGTTGATTGAACACCTTGCTGACCAGTTAGATGAACTGACAGCGCAGATAGATGAAGGTCGTGCGCCACATGACCAACAACAGAAATTAACTTTGGAGTTTTATGAGAAACGTATCAGTGCCATAGAAGCACGTCTTGAGAAAATGAGAAACGGAAACTATGGTGACTGAAACAATTACTTTGATACTTTACCTTGCGGGGAATGTAGCTGAACACACAGCATTTGAAAAGCTGTCAAAGTGTTTAAAAGCTAAACGCACGATAGAAAGAAACTTGTACAAAGACACAGGCAATGTACGATATTCTTGTGAAAATAAAACAGTTGAAATTAGCAAAGGTCCAGACGGTAAGAATTACATCGTAAAGATTGTGGAGTAGCAAATGTTAGCAGAGATAGCCGCAGCCAATGCAGCATTTGCAGTAATTAAGGGGGCTATCCGAAACGGTAAAGAGATAGCTGACGTTGCTTCACAGGTAGGTAAGTATGTAAATGCCACAGAAGACTTACGTAGAAAAGGCGAGAAAAGAAAACGTAGTGCAGGTGGTGCAGACTTAGAAGAGTTTATGCATCTTGAAAAGCTGAAGCAGCAAGAAGAAGAACTGAAGCAGCTTATGATATACACAGGCAGACCCGGACTGTGGCATGATTGGATAAAGTTTCAGGCACAGGCACGTAAAGATAGATTAGCTGCAGCAGAGGCACGTAGACGAAAAATAAAACAGTGGACTGAGATAGCTATTATTGTTTTCCTATGTGTGCTTGGTTTAGTTGCTCTTGCTGCACTATTTAGCTGGGCTATGTTTTTAAGGAATTTATAATGGCACTTAAAGGACCACAGAAAAGTTTAAAGGCTTGGGGCAAACAAAAGTGGGGAACAAAGAGTGGGAAACCGTCCAGTGAAACTGGTGAACGGTATTTACCGAAGGCCGCTATCCAAGCCCTATCACCGCAGGAGTATGCAGCGACAACCGCTGCTAAAAGAAAAGGAACTCGTGCTGGTAAGCAGTTCGTCAGACAGCCTAAAGCGATATCAAAGAAAACAGCCAAATTCAGAAGAGGCGTATAATGTTAACAGCACTGATAGGTCCAATAGCTAATTTAGCAGGGAGTTGGATGGATGGAAAAGTTGCTCAAACGAAAGCTGCAGCGACAGCTAAAGTTGCAAAAGCGAATGCTGAAGCAGCTATCATGGAGAAAAAAGCCACTGGTGAAATTGATTGGGACATTGAAATGGCTAAGTCTTCGTCTACGAGTTGGAAAGACGAATGGCTAACAATTTTATTTTCTATACCACTTATACTAGCTTTTATTCCCGGCATGGAAGATGTGGTACAAAATGGATTTGAACAACTCAACAAAATGCCTGAGTGGTATCAATATTCCTTGGGAGTTATCGTTGCCGCTTCTTTTGGAGTTCGTTCAGCTACAAAATTCTTTGGTAAAAAATGAAACATATAATAACTCTACTCAAAGAAATATTTACGTACAACCACGTGGGTGACTTGTCTCAGCATAGGCAACACACACTTCGCTATGAGGACTTGTGTAAATAATGGTTGATTGGTGGAAAAGATGGCTGCAATTTAATGTTACAGCAAAGCTAACTATGATTGCTTCAGTTGCAATGTCGTGGCGTTGTGCAGAATGGTTTATGAATTTGGAAGACCCGACAACACAACAGTCTGCATTTGTTTCTGTTATTATGGGTGTTATGACAGGTGTGTATGGTATCTATCTAGGCAGGGAAGCAAAAGGCAAGTAGATGAAATACATTCGCACACATTTAATTAAACAGCTTGTTCAGAGTGAAGGTTTGCGTCTTGAAGTCTATCAGGATACACTTGGTATTGATACAATAGGTGTAGGCAGAAATCTTGAAGACAGAGGAATTACCAAGGAAGAACTTGAGGCTCTGGACTTTCCAAACATAGAAGCAGTGTATGAGCATGGTATTACTGAGTCTGACGCTGCATATCTATTAGAGAATGACGTGCAGATAGTCGAGGATGAACTGCTTAAAGCGCACCCTTGCGTGGCAGAATTAGACGCTGTACGTCAGCTTGTACTTGTAGACATGGCATTTAATATGGGTGTGCCACGACTATGTAAGTTTAAAAAAATGTGGGCTGCTGTGCATGAAGGAGACTTTCCTACTGCATCACGTGAGATGTTAGACAGCCGTTGGGCTGTGCAGGTAAAAGGACGCAGCCATAAGTTAGCACATGCTATGCATCATGGGGAGTTAAAATAATGGCAGGTAGAACTTATCAATCAGGATTAGAACAGCAACGAGGACTAAGTAAGTCTCAGTTAGACCAGCAAAGAGCAGC